ATTTGACTGAAGCTCAGAAAAAAGCATATATCATAGCTGACAACAGATTGGCTCTTGATGCAGGCTGGGATAATGAACTTTTAGGAGTTGAACTTGAGAGCTTAAAAGAACTAAATTTTGATCTTAACCTTACAGGTTTTGGAGTTGCTGAAATTGATGAATTGTTTTCTAACATTCATGATAAAGATGCGTCTGATGATGATTTTGATGTGGATGCTGCTTTAGCAGAAGAGCCTATATCAAAGCTAGGTGATGTTTGGCAGCTAGGAAGACATCGACTTATTTGTGGAGATAGTACATTGTTAGAAACCTATGAAAAGCTGATGGAGGGAAAGAAGGCAAATCTCTGTGTAACAGACCCACCCTATAACGTAAATTATACAGCAGGTAAAGACAACGAAAGGGTCATCAAAAATGACAATATGGAGGATCGAAATTTTTATGAATTCCTTTTAGCTTCATTCAAAAATATCTATCAGCATCTAGAGGACGGCGGAATTATTTATATTTTCCATGCTGATACAGAAGGGCTTAACTTTAGAAAAGCATTTAAAGATTCAGGATTTAAACTCTCAGGAGTTTGCCAGTGGGTAAAGCAGTCTTTAGTTCTTGGAAGGTCTGATTATCAGTGGCAGCATGAACCGGTTCTTTATGGATGGAAACCTACAGGCAAGCATCGTTGGTATGCAGATAGAAAGCAGACCACCGTTTGGAATTTTAATAGACCTACAAAGTCAGAACTCCATCCAACAATGAAGCCGGTACCTCTTGTGGCATACCCAATAAAGAATAGCTCAATGTCAAACTGTATTGTACTAGAGCCATTTGGGGGAAGCGGTTCAACCCTTATAGCATGTGAACAGATAGATAGAATTTGTTATGCGATTGAACTGGATGAAAAATATGTGGATGTAATAACAAAAAGGTTCATAGATCAAGTTGGCTCGGATGAACAGGTTTTTCTAATCCGGGACAACGAGAAAATTAAATATAGTGATTTGGCAAAAGAGCAGTAGCTTATACATTTAGCTAATTGCTCTTTTACTTTTTAGGGAGGTGGAGTTTTGACTTTTATTGATTTTTGTTCAGGCATCGGTGGATTTAGACTGGGGCTTGAAATTGCAGGATATAAATGTATTGGATTTTGTGAAAAAGATAAGTACGCAGTGAAAAGCTATAGAGCAATGTTTGATACAGAAGGAGAGTGGTATGCGAATGATGTTACAAAACTTAAATCAGAAGAAATTCCCTATGCAGACATCTGGTGCTTTGGATTCCCATGCCAGGACATCTCAGTCGCAGGAAAACAACGAGGCCTCAGTGGAGAAAGAAGTGGAATCTATTTCAGTATTATTGACCTCGTCAAAGGCAAAGAAGAAAAAGATAAACCCACATACCTACTTATTGAAAACGTTAAAAACCTGTTATCAATTAATGGAGGATTTGATTTTGCAGAGGTTCTCGCTGAGCTGGACCAAGCAGGGTATGATGCAATGTGGCAGGTGCTTAATTCTAAAGACTTCGGAGTTCCCCAAAACCGAGAACGAGTGTTCATTATCGCAAATCTTAGAAGTAGAGGTAGACGAGAAATATTACCTATCGAAGGAGAAAACAGAGGAGCTATTAAGCAAATTATAGGTGGGATGCAAGGTTATAGGGTTTATGATACGGAGGGGATTTCAACTACTCTTGTTGGAAATGCAGGAGGTGTCGGGGCAAAAACAGGACTTTATCGAGTTGGGAATATAAATCCAAGTGGCAAAGGAGCCAGTGGTAATGTTTATAATACAGAGGGAATTTCTCCTACGCTAACAGCAAATGGTGGAGGAGTAGGTGCAAAGACGGGTTTGTATTTTATTGACCAATCAACGCAAAAGACTCAGATTACAGAAAACTCTAGGTGTATCACATCCAGATACACAGCCGGTGTTGTTAATAGAACCGCCATGAACAGCGCTGTTTTAGAAGCAAGAGCAGTAATCACACCCGACCGAGAAGATAAAAGGCAAAATGGAAGAAGAATGAAAGAATCTGAAGAGCCTATGTTCACGTTGACATCTCAAGACCGGCATGGGGTCGCTATAAAAGAAGCTACAAAAAAAGGCTATGCTGAAGCTGAGGTTGGTGACAGCATAAATATTTCAGTTCCAAATTCAAAAACAAGAAGAGGTAGAGTGGGCAAGGGCATCTCAAATACCATAGATACAGGATGCCAAATGGCTACTCTGGACAAAAATTATCGCATCAGAAGACTTATACCAAAAGAGTGTTTTAGGCTTCAAGGATTTTCAGATGAACTGTTTGAAAAAGCTAAGGCAGTAAATTCTGATGCTCAGCTGTATAAGCAAGCGGGAAATGCAGTCACAGTAAATGTTGCCTTTGCAATAGCAAAAAGTCTGCCTGAAAAGGTATAAAAGACTTGCTATTACTGTGTTTTAGAGTGATATATAGACTAACCTAAAATACAGGAGGGATTGATATGGATAGAAAACAATTGATTAAAGAATTGCAACTGAAATTTGAAACAAAAGCTAGATACCTAGGAGTACCAAGCTTTGCCTATGAAATTGTCATCCGAGGAATAACCTACACCATAGACAGAGAGGGAAGAATTATGACAGAAAGTGGAGAGAAACTTCAGCCAGAAGAACTTCTTAATAAAGCAAATAAAACTGATAGCGAAGAGGCTGAAACCACAGCTAAAGAAGTTCTGGCTACAGAAGGCATGAACTATGAACTGAAATTTCCAATGGAAGGACATAGTGCAAAGACTCTTAGAAATCTCATAAACATGGTATATGCGAAACAACCACTGATTAAAAAGGCTCTTGGGGTTACTTCTGAAATTTTATTAGAGAAATTTGTCCAAGATATTAATCAAGTACCCATGGAAACCGTAGAAGAAATTCAAGATGCCTTAGAGCAAACTGAAAATTATAGCGAACAGAGGATTCAATTTGATTTTAAGGAAAAAACACTGACTTTCAAACTAGAACTTGAACCGACCAAAGTAGATGCTGCTATTAGTCTACTGGTTTTAGTTAATAAAAACGCCTCGGCTCAGCATTATGCATCCTTTAAAGTAAAGCCAACAACTAATGAGAAATACACTTTCAGAACTTGGCTCTTAAGACTTGGGATGATTGGCGATGAGTACAAAAATGTAAGGAGAGAACTTCTAAGGGACTTATCAGGAAATGGGTCTTATAAAGAACCTAGTAAGGTGGGTGAACATGATGAAGCCTAAATGCAAATTAGTGGGTAAGGATGGGAACATGTTTAATCTCATGGGTATTGCATCAAGAACCCTCAAAGAAGCAGGACTTAAAGAAAAAGCTGATGAAATGATTAAGCGTATTATGAATTCTAAAAGCTATGATGAGGCTCTTGGAATTATTATGGAATATGTGGAGGTGGAGTGATATGGATAAGTTTTTCACTCAAAAACACTGCGATAGGTGTGGTAAAGACTTAAAGGGTGGCAGAATTATGTCTATGTTCAACACCGATTGCATCTGTTTGGAATGCTGTAATAAAGAGAAAAATGATAAGGACTATAAGAAAGCCTTAGATGCAGATAGAGAAGAAATTAAAAAAGGGAATTACAACTTTAAAGGCATACGTGGTTAAAACATGCAAGCATTGAGAAAGGGCCGATTGGCTCTTTTTCTCGTGTAAGGCATAATGCCTTAAGCTAAACAATAAAGGTCCTTACAGGCGGACAGTGAGGCATCGTGAAGGGGGTGAAAGCATGGGGACACGAGGTAGAAAACCAAAACCAACAGCTCTAAAAGTGTTAGAAGGTAATCCAGGTAAAAGACAGATAAATCAAAATGAGCCAAAGCCAGATAAGAAAGCGCCTAGATGTCCAACATGGCTGGAGCCTGAAGCAAAAAAAGAATGGAAACGAATGTCAAAGGTTCTAGAAAACTTAGGGATATTAACTGAAATAGATGCATCTGCCTTTGCAGGTTATTGTCAAGCTTATGCCAGATGGAGGGAGGCGGAAGAATTTCTATCAAAGCATGGTACAATTTTCAAAACTCCCTCAGGCTATATTCAACAAGTACCACAGGTATCCATTGCTCAAACTTATCTAAAAATCATGAAAGACTTTTGTACAGAGTTTGGACTTACACCATCTGCCCGTTCTAGAATCCATGTAGGAACTGCCAAAGGGGAGACCGATGATCCTATGGAAGAATTACTGAGGTTAGTCTAAAAATGTTTGATGAGCAAAAGGCTAGAAGAGCAATCACTTTTATAAACAATCTTAAACACACCAAAGGGGTATGGCATGGAGTCCCTTTTGATCTCTTACCTTGGCAGGATAAAATCATCAAAGATATATTTGGAACGGTAAAAGACGATGGATATAGAAAGTATAATACCGCTTATGTGGAGATTCCAAAGAAGAATGGGAAAAGTGAAACTGCTGCAGCTATAGCACTATATTTAACCTGTGGTGATGGTGAGTGGGGAGCAGAAGTTTATGGATGTGCCGCCGATAGACAACAAGCTTCAATTGTATTTGATGTAGCGGTGGATATGGTAGATCAATGTCCTGCACTTAAGAAAAGAATAAAGCCAGTTATATCTCAAAAGCGATTGGTATACTTACCTACTGGCAGTTTCTATCAAGTACTTTCTGCTGAAGCGTACACAAAACATGGACTTAACGTTCATGGGGTTATTTTCGATGAACTTCATGCTCAGCCAAATAGACAATTATATGATGTAATGACTAAAGGATCAGGGGATGCTAGAAAGCAGCCTCTTTTCTTTTTAATCACCACAGCAGGCAACGATAGAAACTCTATCTGCTATGAGGTTCACCAAAAAGCAGAGGATGTTATTAAGGGTAGAAAAATAGATTCAACTTTTTATCCAGTTATTTATGGTATAAACGATAATGCTGACTGGAGCTTAGAGAAGAACTGGTATAAGGCAAACCCATCTCTAGGACATACCATTGACATAGAAAAAGTTAGAAATGCTTATAACAGTGCAAAGGAAAATCCTGCAGAAGAAAATATATTTCGTCAGCTGAGATTAAATCAATGGGTAAAACAGTCCACTCGTTGGATGCAGATGGATAGATGGGACGAGTGTGATTTTAGTATAGATTTAGATTCATTAAGAGGCAGAGAATGTTATGGAGGACTTGACCTTTCAAGTACAACGGACATTACTGCGTTTGTATTAGTTTTTCCACCAAGAACATCGGAAGAAAAGTTTATAGTACTTCCTTACTTTTGGATTCCAGATGATAATCTTAAACTCAGAGTAAGAAGGGATCATGTTCCCTATGATGTATGGGAACAACAAGGCTTTATAAAAACTACTGAAGGTAATGTGGTACATTATGGTTTTATAGAGAGTTTCATTGAAGAATTAGATAAGATTTACAGCATAAAAGAAATTGCATTTGACCGTTGGGGTGCTGTGCAGATGGTTCAAAACCTTGATGGTATGGGGTTCACAGTTATTCCTTTTGGACAAGGATATAAGGATATGTCACCTTCTTCTAAGGAACTTATGAAACTGACACTAGAAAAGAAAATTGCTCATGGAGGAAACCCAGTACTCCGTTGGATGATGGATAACATCTATGTCAAAACCGACCCTGCAGGGAATATAAAACCAGACAAACAAAAAAGCACCGAGCGTATTGACGGTGCAGTTGCTTTAATAATGGCACTTGATAGAGCAATTAGGAATAATGGTAGTGGTGGAAGTGTGTATGATGAGAGAGGGATATTAATTTTATAGTTAGTGACATGATTGCTCAAGAAAATTTTTTGTTATATAATTATATAATAAAAATATACTTGGAGGAATCACATGGAATATAAAAATGAGCAACAAATAAAAGATGCTCTCAAAATTGATTCGTGGAGAAATTTATCTAAGGAAAAAATGCTTAAATTTGTGGCAATGATGCCCAATATGGATAAAGAAGTTATGCTAAAAATTATTGACCAATTTCCTGAGTTTAGATTATTTGCAAAAGAAGTGCTTGATAATATGGAGAAAACATATACATCAACAATTAATGCTAATAAAGATAATCAAACCGATATGCATTCAACATTTAATGAAACTAGAAGAATAATTGAAGGGCAATTAAATAAAGAAGATATTTCTTTTGAAGAGAAAAAATACCTAATAGAAAAATTAATGGAATGTGCTGATAAAGAGCTAAAGAAAGATACAGAAAATAAAAAGTTTCTCTCAGATATGGCAAACGACAGCAGTATATGCTTGTGT